AAAGACACGGCCAGACACTGACACTTGGTCAGACACCGCAGGCTCAAAGCTCAGGTCAGCCGCTGCAATGGTCAGCTTCTTATCGCTGCCTTTGACCAGATCGTTGACCTCACGCTGTTGTACCTCCTCCAGTACACCTTTGATTGTGGTGTCGCTGGTGGTTGGCGTCGCTGTACCCGTTGTGGGGTTGTAAGCACCAGTGGTAACGCGGCGAATCGTGATCGAACCGCCAAACTTTGTGATCAGCTTGCGAGCCGTTTTCTGCAGTGAGGTCGAAAGCGCCATCAGATCTTGTAGGCGATACAGGCTCCGTTTTGGAGCTGAATGCTCGTGAAATAACCAGTCAAGTGAGCGCCCTGATCGACTGATGCACCGGCAAAGCTGCTGTCGGTGATATTGGTAGACACAATCGCGGTGATCGTGCTGCTTTCGTAAAAGTCAATGTGGCTGAATTTGCCAGTGTGCACAGCAGTGTCAGTAATGACCTCAGCGCCAAGGGCGTAATTGACTTCAGATGCTCCGCCGTGTGACTTAGCCATGATCAGATGTTGTAAGCGATGACAGCGCCACTTGAGTTCAAAGTGAAGCTGGTGAACACGCCCTGAAGCTCAAAGCCAGCGGGCAAGCCTTCCCCAACCAAGCTGTTGCCGGTGTAATTCTCAACGCCCAAAGCGCTGAACGATGTATTGGCTTTGACGATGACGATGCGATTCCAGCGGCCAGTCTGAGCGGCAGTGGTATTCACAAAATCCCCACCAAGGCTATAAGCGGGGTCGATGCCGTTATGCCTGCCCATTGATCAGCTCCGCTTGATGGCAAAATTTCCTGGTCCGCTAATTCTAAGTCCAGTCATATAGCGCTCATAGATCGGCGGAACACGATCAGCGCCCGTAGCCATGGCACTAGCCCCAGCCGTCTCAACGTTCAGGGTGCCGATCTGGACGCGCTTGTAATCCTCAAGGCCGCTAAGGCCCATGCCGTCTTTGTTGTTGTTGAGGTAGACGGCTAACACGACCTGAGCCTGCTTGATCTGATCAGGAATCTCAGTGTCGGTGTAGTAGTCAGTGGTGATCTTGAACGGGAACCCGATTGCGTAGGTGTTGATGTAGGTGTCGGGCTTGCGAACACCAGTGCGGGGCCACTGCAAAGCTTGGGTGTCAGTAGCCCTTGCGCCTAGAAAGCGCTCACGATCAATCCGCTGCGTGGCGGTGTAAAGCGCACGGTTTTTCTGGTCAGTAGTAGCCGACGCCCATGCGGTCACGTCGTCGTTTTCGACCATGCCATCAATCAACGCCTGAGCATCAGCCAGGGTGAGATAGCTATTTGCGCTGGCACCGCCAACAGTGGCGTCAATCGTGATTGCCATCAGCAGGCTCCGCCTTGGGCTTTACCGTACGACGTTTTTTAGGCGCCGTTTGTTCCGGTGTTGATTCAAGTTTAGGGGTGGGCTCTGCATTAGAAAAAGAGGCCCCAGCCGAAGCCGAGACCTCCCGTTCACGCAGTCGCCGGAAGGCGAACATACCCATCAGGAGCTAGCGCCCTTCAGAGCAACGAAGTTGAGCACGATTGCTTCGCCCAGGGAGCCGCCGGACACGTTGCCCACAGTGATCTTGAAGGATCCTGCAGCCAGAGTGTTGGCCTGCACCACATAAGCGCCAGCAGTACCGGCAGAACCGTGGTTCACGACAACGACATCAGTGGCAGCGACTTCGCTGTTGGTCACGGTGAAGGTGACTTCGGCGCCGTCAGCCAGAGCGGCGTTGTGCATGGTGATTTGACCCGAAGCAGCGTTCAGGGTCACGCCAGTGGACTTGCTGGTGCCTTGGGTGACGGTGCCACCTTTAGCGGGTCCAACAAGTTTGCCAGCGGTTGCTTCGAAAATGGATGCCATCGTTAGTTCCTCCTATCAGTCGTAGTTGGAAGTGATGGTGGCGCGCACGATGCCAATGTTCTTGGTTTCGTACACCTTCGACCAGTTAGTAACCGTGGCCAGCTGAGAGCGGGTCGGGTTAGCAGTGGTCACAGCCCACTTAGCACCAACGGGGTGGTAGATGTAATGCATGTCCACGCTCATCGCGTCCGACTTAGCAAGCACATCGCGGTCAACTTCGGTACGCAGAGCAGCTTGCTCACCAGAGGCAACAGCGCCATCGGTGAAGAAGTAGCAAGCGTAATTGCCACCGCTGTTGGTCACATCGTCAGAGACGATCACGCGCATACCCATGTAGGTAGGAACGCGAACATCACCGAAGGAAGCAGCAACGCTACCGGCGAAAGCGTCGGGCTGTGCGCTATCGGGAGTCAGGCCGCCAGCAATCTCACTCGAAAGGACGTAATCAATAGCCTTCCTTTCCACAAGATCGTAGTAGCAAGCGGAGTGCATTGCCACAGCGGTCAGCTTGTCGCCTTGATCGCCCAGGACGGCACGAGCTTTAGCCACTTGACGGGGGCCAAGGGCGGTAGCACCGCTGGTGTCAAAACGCAGAGCGTCAAAGGCAGGGGAGTCGCCACCGGTCAGGGCGCCGAACACACCTTCCAGACACTTGAGCAGGTCAGCTTGCTGCTGGTTAGCCAGGTAAGCACCAACCTTTTGACCGATAGCGGCCATGGGGTCAGAACCAGCGGCCAGAGCAGCCAGGTCACGAGCTTCCCATGCGCGACCGCGATGCAGGACCACGCCAACTTGCTTGTCAGCGGTGATCTTGCCAGGGGTCAGGCTGGAAGAATCAGTAAGAACTTCCAGATCGCCAGACAGATTGGCTTTCCAGAAGGGAATGTTGACGAAATCGCCACCATCCTCAGAAGCATTCAGCGCCGCGAGAGGCTGAACAACACCGCTAGCAAGAAACGCGTTCCGCTGGGTGGTTTGTTCAATAACGTAGGGCGTGAAAATCTCAGGGATGATGACATCAGAGCGAAGAGTCGCCATGAGTCAGTACCTAAAAAATTCGTGGTTTTGCGGGCGTAACCCAATGGCGATCTGGCGTAGCCGTCACACCTAACGCATACATATTAAGCATTGTTTGCCGCAGCCTTCAAGCGGTCATACATATCCCGGTCAGTACGGAATAGGCGGGACTGCTCGGTCAAATTGAAGTGATCGCGGCTAAACGGGTTTTTCATGCCTGCGGGAATTTCGCTGGAAGCAGAGCGGATACCGACAGGAGCGCCAGAACCTTTGACACTGGGCGGGCGGAACAGATAGCCGCGCTCAGTCTTGAGTTTTTCAACCCATTGATCCATCGGTACTTCGTTGTACCCATCAACGGCGACAGGGTTGCCCGACTCGTCCAGTTTCAGCTGATCACGGACCAAGCGCAAAGCATCGTGGGGATTGTGTGCGCCTTGCTCAGCCAGAATTGCAACCACGCGGTTGTCCAGCTGATTGACGGTCAGCTTTGATTCAAGATCGGCAATCTTGCGCTTCAACTCCTCTTCGCGTTCGGAGAACTGTTGGGCGTACTGCTTGAGGGCTTCGTCGTATTTGCCCTTGGATTCGAGTTCTTCCTGCTCCTTGCGGCGCTTGAACTCCACCAGTTCTTTAACGTCCACGCCATCAGGCACGGCGCTGGTCTTTTCCTTTTGTTCCTTAAGCTTGCCGATCAGCTCGAAGTTCTTGCGCTCAAGGGCTTCAATGCTTTTCTTGAGAACGTCAAGTTCTTGATTGTCTGCAGTCGGCGTAGCGTCCTGCATTTGTTCGTCGGACATGAAAGACCCGTAGGGTTACGGATGGAGTATATCTCTTTTTGAATTATTCATCATCGTCATCCTCCGTGCAGGTAATGACTTCTACGCCTTCAGCAAGCCTGCCCATCAATGCCCCAAGGATTTCAGGGCTATTGGGCGTAGGGAACATGAAACGACCTTCAACAATGCCATCGGCACATTTCAGGTAAGTGCAACTGCCTTCCCAGATTCGGCCTTTCATTTGCGTTTTGGCGCTGCCTTCAATTCTGACCGTTTTTTGAGAACTGGGTTGCCGGTTGATTCCGATTTGATTCGCAACACAGGGTCATCGGCAGAGCCAACACGAGTAACAGTACCGCCGCGGGAAGTGCGAATAGAGCCACGCTTGCCTTCTTTGCCGACGACCACGCCATAAGTACGAACCCCTTGATAAACCCAGCTGACACGAGAGCCAATGCCAATAGCCATCACTTCTTTTTGCGACGTTTACGGGATTTGCCAGCCTTGGAATAGGCGATGGCCGCGGCCTGCTTGGGGTCCTTGCCCGCCTTGATTTCACGGCGGATGTTTTCCTGAATGACCTTTTTGCTTCGGCCTTTCTTGAGCGGCACTGGGCTGTGGCTGCTGGTTACAGCCTAGTCGTCTTTGATTGCTCCATATCGCTGTTTGAGCTGGGCCAAGGTGACCTCGGAGCCATCTTCACGGACCATCTTTTTCAAGGCTTCCTGTGGCCCCAGCTTGTTTGAAAGCTTGTCAAAATATGCCGCCCGTGATTTACCCAGCACCTCTTCCTGATACGCCTTGGGTTTATCTCGCAGCCATTGCCCATAGGTCGTGCTGGCCTTGACCTGACCGCCTTCTGCAGATCGCTTGAAAAATAAGCTGCCCTTCTCCAAAACTTCCTCCGGTGGACGCAGGCCAAGTTCCTGGTAATTGATCACCGGCACAATGGTGGAACGGCAATTGAAATGAACCGGCGGGACAGGACCATCGCCATAGTTGAACTCCTGGCCATCAAGGCTTTGACAGATCGCTGAGGTGCGGCCATCAAGCGTGGCGACGTATCTGTATTTCTGCGTGACATCTTGGTTGGCTTTATACACGTTGTCGCTTGCGGCGTTGGCGACCTGCTGAATTGACGTGCGAACAACGGTCAGCACCTGATGGTCTGCCATTTTGGTCAGCTCACCGCCAGCCAAGGCTTGTTGCCGTGCAGTCTTTGCAAGTTGGCCAAAGTTCAGGTTGCCGACCAGGCGACGCGCAATCTGCGGTGTTGGTTCGCCCGACAAAAGGCCAGTACGCACAACAGCGTTGAAACGTTGCGCTTGAGATTCAGCTAAGCCGCGGAATGCCTTGCTGACAACCTGGCCATTGGGCAACGTGATTGCAGCGCCCTGTCCTGCCGTCAAATTGAATTGACCAGTGCCGGGCAGCGTGAAGTTGATGTCCGTTGGGTCAACCGTGGCCACCGTGGCCGCAAAATTCGGTGCAACCTCAACAGTGCGTACAGCCTCCCGTGCAACAACACTGGGCTCAATTTGACGCGCACCAATCTGGCCGCCTTCAACGGCAAGCCTCAGCTGTTCAGTGACAAATTCAGTCTGCAGCTCAGCCAAACCTTGTAGCTCGCCGGTCATGTATGCCGTGCTGCGAGCCGCCCAGCCGTCCAACGATTCCTTGAGTTGAGCAAGGATCACACGCAAACGCTGCGCTTGATAAGACTGCGGGCTGACAATGCCTGCGCCTGCAGTTGCTGCGCCAATATCGATTGCCTTTAGATCGGCAACAGCGCTAAGGATGATCTCGTTGTAATCACGAACGACCTGCTTGGCGACGCCATTACTGAAGCGATTTAGGTCAATCGCATTGCGAAACAGGTTGGCAACGGGCTGATTGGGGTCAATCCGTCGCTTGAACTGTTCAACGTTGAGTAGGCGCGGCGTTACGCCAGATTGCGTCATTGTTCAATGGGAGCTTGGTCATCTTCCATCGAAACTTGCTCTGCTGGCATGTCACCAGATGTGATGTCCATGCCGCCGCCCATTTCGATCAGCCCGCCCATTTGCGTGGCTTCTAGCTCTTCTTCAACATCAAAATCGTCGCCCAGAATTTCGCCTTCGCTGAGCTGATCAAGCAAGGTTTTCTGCGTGATTGACCCAGCAGTGTAGAGCTGCAGCAGCGCGAGGATTTCCTGAGGCTCAAGGCGTGCGCCCACAAAATCCCGGTTGACATAGCTAGAACCGGCTTGAGGCTGGCCAACGTAGTCTGCGTGGAACTGCAGGCAGTTGTCGATCAGATCCTGCACCTGCTGAGCGATGACCATCATGGTGCTGTCGCCTTGACTGCGATCAATGCGCTTCGATTCAGCCGTTTCAGCGCTGAGCTTTTGACCCAGGACAGCAGATAGGCCGAGTTCGTTGATCTGACCGGCGAGTTGCTCAAGGCGCTTGAACTGCGCTTCAAAGCTCTTACCGTCAGGCTCGATGTATTCAGCGCGGCCTTCAGCAGGGAAGGCGATTGCTTCACCAGGGCCAGCGGAGACTTCCTCGGCGGAACTCGGGAACCCAAAGAACGCCAGCATCGGCACTGCACTGATGTGCAGCATGTTGTCCAGATCGCTCTGGATTTGATACGCCTTGAGGTTCAGCTCTGCGATGTCCTCCATCGGCGGACGTGACTCAAGCAGCCCAACACGGTTGGAATAGGCAACAGCAAACGGGATGTAATCAAGGCTGGTCTGGCCTTCGGCTACTTTCTCAAAATCACCGTTGTCTTCGCTTTGGCGGTACAGCTCATAAGAGCCAGGGC